GAGCCGCTTTGAACAGCTCACGCTCGGGTACTACTTCTTCAGGGAAGGAATAGAGCTCGGGCGACTGATCGCCATTCTCGGTCGAGAGTTCGCAATACCGGCGTGGTTCACGGAGACCAGCCTAAAAAAAATAATCAAAACCGTGACCGAAGAAAAAGGTGTGAGATCCGTAGGTTATACGGACTCATCCTTTACTTCAACTTACTATTCGGCTTGCGTCGTTAGACACGCGGAAGAAATCGAGCGAAATGCAATGATCGCCGACAACATCCTGCTACTTGCAATCGTGGACAAACAACTGATGGAAACATCGAACGCAATCTCCCTCCGTTTATCTAATTCAGATCTGATTAGATATGACGCGTCGCTAGAGGGAGGACCTCTATTGTCCAAAAGTGAGAGAACACTACTTGGACTGATAGATGATACAATGTAACCAATGGTTACCATACAATTGTGGAATAATGGTCCGGCCTAACTATCAGGCCGCGACCCCAGGTCAAACTTTCATCCTAAAGAAACTATCCATGGATGCAGGTCCAAACCTGATGCGCGTAAAACGCATGCCTTCACTAACAAGTGAAAACCACCTGAAGAGCTTTTTAGGCGAAAGCGAAACCGAAAGGTCGTGGCGGATAGCCAGTTTTACCGGAAGGACCGTTTCCGGTTTCGCCTTGTCAAAGGGCTCATCAGCTTCCTTTATGCAGAATATCTGCAATGACTCACTCCGATAATATCGCAGAGTGTGAAAGTCAAGCGGAGGTGTCATGGATACTTTGAGGTCTCCCCGTTCTCTGTAGACAACCCAACCGACTAACAAATCCCCCGTTCTAAAACTGTAAAACCGTGACCATTAGTCCATTCTTTATATTCACTATAACAATTCTGAGTACAACATTGGAGTAAAATACTAGCGTCCTGCCATCCGATTTGACTCTGTTGCCACATTCGGTCGCTTCTTCCGATACCGGAAGTACTTTTGCTGCCGTCGAGGCCGAATACTCGGTTTTACCCTTGACGTCGCCAACATAAAACGACGAGAATGCTGGCGCGCGTGAGCGCCACGGACAAAGACCGACTCCTAAGCGGCCGCTTACTCCTCATTGTATACCTACAGGACCCGGTGAATAATAATGTTTGCGGCCTAGATCGTTCGCACTATGAGGTAGGGCTATCGACCTAGCAACAGTCAGCTTACTAACGTAAGCGGCAGTTTTTATTTTGGTAGTTTTGCTGTTCTAGTCCCTAGACGGTTCCCGGCTAATGTACATTTAATGATAGTTGTATAATATAAAGAAAATTTTCACGATTGTAACCCCATAAACATTGATCAAAACTCATTGCTTAAAAAACACATTCTTAGGACGATATAGATGATAAACTAAATTATAACATGAAAAATATAAATATTTTTAATCATTACTTACTTCCTCTGGAGCTAATGACTAAAGAGATCGAAAATAAATTTCCGAATCTCGAAGTCCTAACTGCATTGGAGGAATTCAGATTATGTCTCATTTCAATTTCGCGTTTTATGTTGCTAGAAAGATTCGAAGCATCTAAACCCAGAGTGCGAAAAATAACCCCCGCTCACTTACACCCGCTGATGGCCAAATACTTGGACGACAGCCCGGTTAAAGTAAAAGAGCCGGAACTGGATCTTCTGCATATAATCAAATTCTTCAAAACATTGGAGAATTTTATGTTAAAACGGATGTGGATTACGGATGTAAAAGAACTAAAATTAGGGCGATTCAACACGATCGCCATCGAAATCTGCGATAGACTAACAACGTTATTATTAATCATCGACAGACTAGAAGGCGAAAGTAGAGGAAAAATCCTAAACTTAGTCTTTAGCATGATCGTAATCTACAGACATTTTAAAGTGACTAGCGTGCCGGACACAAAGACAGTGGACGGCATTTATACAGGAGAGCCACTTGAAGCAGTGATTGCGCAGTACTTCCAGACTGAGACGCTAAGAGTATGGCTAAAAGCTATACTCCGAGACTTTGACTGGTCGGACTACGCGGTACGCCTTGTTATGTACAGCGGAAACGCCTCGTCCCCGAACTCGGGAGCGTCGTCGTCGAATCTGTACAATGACGTCGCCGCCGTGGCATCAGATAGTATCCTCTGGGATGCAATCACCGCACTTTCACGTCATTTCACTAATCAATCATCATTTCTGAGGTTAATTAACGGAATCAAGGACAATACTGCGATTTCAGGCAGTTTTGTTCATTCTCGCTTGTTTCACTTCACTGCGCCTGGCGGTAAAGCCAGAATCATAGCGAATGTGGATTGGCTCACACAAACAGCACTATCAGCAATTCACTTCGCGCTTTTCGCTATGCTAAAGAACATAGAGGCAGACTTCACGTTTGATCACAAACAAGGAGTGCCTCATGTATTAGCGGCCGCGAAAAGCCGAGAGTACAATTATTACAGCATAGACCTTTCAGCGGCGACGGATAGACTGCCTCGCTTATTGCAAAGCAGGATAATCGCCGCGCTGTTTGGATTACTGGGATTCGACGGCGAAGATATAGCCAAAAACTGGCTACTCATCGTAGACCGGCAGTATCATACTGCCGGGTCTAAGTTGAATAACGGTAACCCAATCAGATATGCCGTAGGTCAAGGTATGGGATTATTCACATCCTGGCCGATAATGGCGTTGCTTCACCACTACGTTATTAACGGGATCTGCCGAGTGAGCACAGATCGTTATGCTTTGGTCGGAGACGACTTACTTTTCTTGGGAACCGAGAGCGAATTCAATCAATACGTTGATTTTATGACTCTCATCGGCGTAACTGTAAATCGTGAGAAAACAGTAATCTCGCGCGACAACGTTAATCCAACGTTGGAGTTTGCGAGAAACTTTGTCATTGATGGATATACGCTGAAACCGAT